TTGTCTGTTGCGCGCAGCTTAAGTGATCACAGGGGATCAGCATGGATACGCAAGATTTTGGAGTTCCACTCAAGCTAAGTGCGCCGCCCTTCGAAGGATGCAACTCTTACCTATTTCGCGCTGTTTGCGAGGGACCGTTGGATGATGCTGTCCTATATTGCTTTGAGATCGCCGTTGGCGGGGAGCCTCACTACTTTCCAGCTTTCCGAAACATGGATGGCGAGGATCTGATGCACAAGACCTTTTCCGGGCGACGGCTACGACCGGATGAAGCAATACATGGCGATTGCCGCTCTGACAGATGAGCAAATCAAGGGCGCCAAACATTGTTTCGGGCGATTCGTTGACGGGAAATTCATTCGTCTGACTGCTCCATTGGAATGATGCCAAGCTAGTCAAGCAATACCTTTACAGTACCTTTACTGAATTTCACATTATGGCAGCGCTGAAAGATGACGTTAAATTGTTCATCGTGCGCGCCCTTGCCTGCTTTGACTCTCCGACCGATGTTTGCCGTCAGGTGAAGGAAGAGTTCGGCCTCGATGTCACGAAGCAGCAAGTCTCCCTGTATCACCCTGAGCGCCGCGTCGCCAAGGATCTGAGCGAGAAATGGCGCACGATTTTCGACGAGACGCGCAAGAAGTTTCTCGCCGACGTCTCGACCATTCCAATTGCTAACCAGGCGTTCCGGCTGCGGTCGCTCAATCGGATGTATGAGCGCGTTTCTGGCACAGGGAACATCGCTTTGGCGGCGCAACTCATCGAGCAGGCTGCCAAGGAATCAGGCGGCACATTCACCAACCGTCGAGAGATGACCGGCAAGGATGGCGCTCCACTGATTCCAACCAAGAGCGCCCAGGAAATGACGGATGACGAACTCGCCGCCTACATTGGAGCAAGCGGCGCAAGAGCTGTGGATTCGCCGAAGGGCTAGAGAAGACGTTCTTTCCTACGCTCAGGCGATCGAGATTCCCGGCAAACCCGCCGGTGAAGAGCCGGATACGGAGTTCTTCGAGCCCATCGAAACCACGATGGCGCAGCACCACCGCCTCATTCTCGAGACGATGGAGCGCGTCAGCAAGACGCCTCACGGTCGGGCCATGTTCTTCATGCCTCCCGGCAGCGCGAAGAGCACCTACGCATCGGTTGTGTTCCCCTCGCGCTATCTAGGCGCGGAAAAGAATCGCAAGGTCATTCTCGCCAGCTATGGCGATGATCTCGCGCGCAAGATGGGTCGGCGTACACGCTCGATCATCAAGCAGAAGCGGTTCAAGGGCATCTTCAATTGTGAGTTGACGACCGAATCGTCGGCCGCACAAGAGTTTTCCCTGACGAACGGCGGCGAATACATCGCGACCGGCATTCTCGGCGGTGTAACGGGCAATCGCGCCAACGGCATCATCATTGATGACCCGGTGAAAGGCCGCGAGCAGGCTGATTCGCCAACGATCCGCGACAAGACGTGGGATGCGTATAACGACGACCTGAAGACCCGCCTGATTCCTGGTGGGTGGGTCGTTATCATCCAGACTCGCTGGCACGAAGATGACCTCGCTGGCCGCATCCTTCCCGAAGACTGGAAGGGCGAAAGCGGCCCGATCATGTGCCGCGACGGTAACGTCTGGGAAGTCGTCTGTCTGCAGGCGCGATGCGAGGTTCAGAACGATCCGCTCGGCCGGAAGATTGGCGAATACCTGTGGCCGCAATGGTTCACGGAAAAGCACTGGTCTCAGTTTCAGAACAACGTTCGCACGTGGGCATCGCTCTATCAGCAGTTGCCGCGTCCGCTCGAAGGCACGCTGTTCAAGGTCGAGAACGTGTTGGTCGACGGCGCGCCAGTGCCATGGCCGCAACGCTGTGACTATGTGTTCGCCATTCTTGATTCGGCGCTCAAGCCGGGCGACAAGAACGACGGGACGGGCGTGACGTATTTCGCTCGCAATCGTCACATCGGGCACAAGTTGATCATTCTGGACTGGGACATCACCCAAATCGAGAGTGATCTGATCGCCGAGTGGTTCCCCAACGTCATGTCGCGCGTCGAAGAACTGGCGCGGCTCTGCGGTGCTCGCATGGGAAGCGCAGGCAGTTTCGTTGAAGACAAGGGCAGCGGTATCACCCTGCTCCAGCGCGCGGCTCGTAGCGGTTGGCCGGCTCAGGCGATCGACAGCAAATTGACCTCAATGAGCAAGGATGCGCGCGGTACCGGCGTGTCCGACTTTGTCCATCACGGCGACGTGAAGATCAGCGAGCACGCCTACAACAAGATTGTTGAATACAAAGGGCGTGCGCAAAACCACTTCCTTAGCCAGTTCTTTGGCTATCGGATGGGCATTCCCAACCAGGCGGACGACCTGTACGACACGGGCGTCTACGGCATCGCAATTGGCCTAGGAGATTCTGACGGCCTGTAACTGACAAAACCACATGGCAGAAATCAACATCACAGGGTCGACGCTCTCATCGAGCCTGAGTGATCTGCTCATGGCGGATGACATCATCCCAGGTGCCGAGCCGTCGTACCAGCTGTGCAAGACGATTTACGCGTTCCACCCACTCGGCTCGAAGATCGTCGATCAGCCGATCAAACTGGCGATGAGCCAGAAGCGCACGATTTCGATCCCGAACAGTCCGGAGGAAAGGATTCGTGAGGCTTTCGAGCGCAAGTGGGATGAGATCGGGGCGAACAAGTACATCGCCAACACGTGGCGCCTCGCTAAAATCTATGGCGCCGCGGCTCTGGTCTTTGGTGCGAAAGGTGTCGATACCAACACGCTCATCAAGCCCGAAGACCTCGCGAAGAAGGATCTGTACTTCAATGCGCTGGACCCGCTGAACACTGCCGGGTCGCTGGTGCTGAATCAGGACCCTAACGCGCCGGATTTCCAGAAGCCGACGATCATTACAGCCGCCGGCCAGACATATCACCCGTCGCGGTCGCTGGTCTTTTTCAACGAAGACCCGCTGTACATCGAGTACACGAACTCGGCTTACGGCTACACCGGCCGCTCGGTCTATCAGCGCGCCCTCTTCCCGCTGAAGTCGTTCGTGCAAACGATGGTGGCCGACGACATGGTCAGCCGCAAGGTTGGCGTCATCGTGGCCAAGATGAAGCAGGCTGGGTCGATCGCTGACCGCGCGATGGCTGTATTTCAGGGCATCAAGCGAAACGTCGTCAAGGAAGCGCAGACCAACAACGTCATCAACATCATGCCCGACGAAGGCATTGAGACGCTGAATCTGCTGAACGCTGACGGCGCGCTGACCACGGCTCGTAAAAACATACTCGAGAACATCGCAGCTGCTGTCCCGCAGCCAGCGAAGTTGCTCAACTCCGAGTCATACGCGGAAGGCTTCGGTGAAGGCACAGAAGACGCCAAAGACATCGTTCGATACATCGAGCACGAGCAGCAGACGGTCAAGCCGATCTTCACGTTCTTCGATCGGATTGTGATGCGGCTCGCGTGGACTGAAGAGTTTTACAAGACGATCCAGGCAGAAGTTCCAGAATACAAGAACGTCCCGTATCAAAAGGCGTTCTACGATTGGGCGAATGCTTTTGAGGCTGAGTGGCCTTCTCTCCTGGTTGAGCCGGAATCGAAGCTGGTCGAAGTCGACGACATCAAGCTGAAAAGCATCATCGCGGCGATCGAAGTGCTTCTACCCACGCTCGATCCGGACAACAAGGCCCGGTTGATCGAATGGGCGGCCAGCAACATCAACGAGTCGAAGCACCTTTTCTCGAATCCGCTGGAGCTTGATTACGATGATCTGCGGAGTTACGTGCCGCCCGCGCCTCCCGAAAACCCTGAAGCTCCGCCTCCATTCTCTGGCCGCTCCTGATGGCAACTTTCTTCGAAACCGTCACTGCCGCGATCCGGGATTTTGAGGAGAACGGTTTCGACAGCGTCGAACGGTTGCAATATTGGACGGACCTGATTCGCCGTGCAGCAGCCGAAAGCCTGACGCCTGAAAGTGTGCTGAATGAGCAACTGACGCGCGCACTCGGCAGCATCTACAAGCGGATGGTCGACGACGGCCAGATCCTGAAGAAACATCCGGGCGTGCCGCGCTTCACGATCGATCGCCTGAAGCCAAGACTACGCGGCGAATTGGACCGCCGCATGATGGTCTCTCGCAGCCTCATCAAGTTAAACCGTGAGGCGATGGTCGAGAAGACAACGCAGCGGTTCGCTGGATGGGCGTCATCGATCCCCGCAGGCGGAAGTCGTGCGGTCGAGACGAAAGACGTCAAGGACAACATCCGCAAGGCGCTGACGTCGCTGTCGTTTGAGGAACGGCGTTGTGTGATTGACCAGTCGGCCAAGTTTGTCAGTTCGCTCAACGACATCATCGCGACGGACGGCGGCGCCATTGCTGCCCGATGGCATTCGCAGTTCAGACGGGCCGGCTACAACTTCCGCCCCGATCACAAAGAGCGTGACGGAAGGGTCTATGCGATTCGCGGAAATTGGGCTGTCGAGAAGGGGCTGATGAAGGTTGGCCCCGCAGGATATACCGATCAGATAACGCAGCCTGCCGAGGAAGTGTATTGCTCCTGCACCTACGTTTATCTGTACAACCTCCGGGACTTGCCGGACGAAATGATCACCCAGAAAGGTAAGGACGAACTTGCAGCGGTGCGCGCGAAAATCGCTGCCATGAGGGCTTGATATGCCACTAGAAGAAGGATCAAGCCGAGAGGCGATCAGTAAGAATATCGCGACTGAGCGGGAGGCGGGAAAGCCCGAACAGCAAGCCATCGCCATTGCTATGCACGAGGCCGGCAAAAGCAAGGCCGACTCCGATAAGGTCCAAGCCGCCGGCACGTTGATCGTCGCTGACGGAAACGTGTTGTTCCTGCGCCGCGGCGACGGCGGCGATCATCCGGGCGAATGGGCGTTTCCTGGCGGCCATATTGAGGCCGGCGAAACGCCAGAAGAAGCAGCCCGGCGTGAAACCTTCGAAGAAGCCGGGTACGAACCGGAAAAACTGATCGAGATCGGCACGACAAGCGACGGCGATGTCGAGTTCACGACGTTCTATCACGAGTGCCGACCATTCGACGTCGCACTGAGCGATGAAAGTACGGAATTCGTCTGGTCGCCGCTCGGTTCGTGGCCGGAGCCGTTGCATCCGGGTTGCAGGTTCATGCTTGAGTCGGACGCTTTCAAGGCGATCCGCAAAGCGCACATGACCGAAACAGACCTCGCACGAGCGATGGTCGCGGGCGAATACTCGTCGCCGCAGTTCTTCGTGAACATGTGGCTGTTCGATATTCGCATCACGGGCACGGGCACTTCGTACCGTTCGAAAGACGAGGAATACGTCTACCGGCCACCCGAGGAATACCTCAACGATGACTTCCTGGCGCGCTGCAATGGCCTGCCGGTCATCGTCGACCATCCCGAGAACTCGAATCTGAACTCCGAAGAGTTCAAGAAACGCTCGGTTGGGTCGGTCATGTTGCCTTACATCAAGGGCGACGAAGTCTGGGCGATCGTCCGCATCTACAACGAAGCCGCGGCGACCATGATGTCGAACGAGCAATTGTCCACGTCGCCCAACGTCGTCTTCCGCAATCCGAAGCTGGAAAACACCGTTGTAACCCTCGACAACGGCGAGAAGGGTCTTATTGAGGGAAACCCAAAACTGCTCGACCACATCGCGATCTGCGAGGTTGGCGTGTGGGACAAGGGCGGTCCGCCTACTGGCGTATCTACCACTAACGTTCAGGAACCTGAGATGACTGAAGAAGAGCGTAAGGCCAAGGCGGACGCCGAGGCGAAGGATGCACTCGAAGCAAAGGCCAAGGCCGACGCTGAGGAAAAGGCGAAAGCTGATGCCGAAGAAGAAAAGGCTAAGGCCGATTCCGACAAATGGGAAAAGCTGATGTCTGCTGTCGACTCTCTGTGCAAGCGCATGGATTCGTACGACGGCGACAAGAACGACAAGAAGGCCGACGCAATGCCGGCTGACGAAATGTCGATTGCCGACAAGAAGGCGGACTCGGACGGCAAGAAAGCCGACGACGATGCCAAGGACAAAGAAGCGGAGGCCGCGAAGTTGAAGGCAGAAGCGAAGGAAGAAGAAGCGAAAGCCGATGCAGCAAAGCGCGAAAGCGTCCTGCTCGATCGCGTGTCGCAACTCGAGAAGTTGCTGGTCGAAACGGCGCGCCTGGCGCCGAAGCCCTTGGGCGACGCTGAATACGCAGCAATGGCCGACGCGCAAGCGAAGGCTGACAGCGTGTATTCGGCGTTCGGCAAGTCGGCCAATCGCCCGCTGAACGGCGAAGACCTTCTGGCCTATCGCAAGCGCCTCGCTGCTCCGATGAAGTCGCACAGTGCTGCATGGAAGGACGTGGACCTGTCGAAGCTCGAAGCTTCGGTGTTCGACATCGCAGAGGCTGCAATCTACGCAGACGCGATGGGCGCCGCCGTCAATCCGGCCGTTTCGCCGGAAGGTGGCTTGCGCGCCGTGACCCGCGATACGGGCACCGGCCACAAGATCACCACGTTCTACGGCAACGTCGGTTCGTGGATGGATGATTTCCGCGCTCCGCGTATGCATGGCGAAATCAACCAGCCGAACAAACACTGACCGCAGTAGTCGCCAACACGAGGCCCGCCACTGAGCGGGCTTTTTTCATTTCAGGATAGGAAAACATGGCACTCAATACGCCTTTCTACCCGTACGCGACTACGAATGCTCAAGGTTCGTTCTCGGTACAAAGCGCTGGTTACGTTCAGGGCGTCTATCAGGACGCTCCGGCCACACGCTACTCGCTCGCAGTCGGCACGGTGTCGGCAAGCGCGACGCGTCCCATCTGGGGCGGCATGGCCATCTCGGAAAGCATCGCTCCGGCATCGGGTTACGACCGCACGCTGGGCGCCACGATTGTGGAAGCATCGGCTGTTGCGAACATCACCGGCTTCACGGTGTTCAACAACGCATACGCATGGGTTGGCTCGCCGTCGAGCCCGGTTCCGACCGCCGGCGCTGCCGGCATGACGGTGCCGTTCTTCCGTCTCGGTTCGGGCATCGCCATTCCGGTCGCAATGGACCCGTCGCTCGTCTCGCTGGACGGCAGCCTGATCACCAGCCAGGTGTCGTGGGACTTCAACAACCAGGTTCTGCAGCCGTACGACGCAGCCACGGCGACCTACTCGGTCACGTCGGCAACTTCGTCGTATGCGAATGGCGTCTACACGATCGCCATCGTGATGGCTGCGGCATCGCCGGTGGCTGGTGTGGGCGACCTCATCAACATCAGCGGCGTGACCAGCACGGGCGCAGCGCTCGTGAACGGCAACCAGACCGTGTCGGCATTCACCGACAACCAGCATTTCTCGATTCAGATCACGGCCGCATCGGGCGCGATCGCGACGGGCGCTCTGGCGGGCACGATCGTTCTGAACTACGGCACGGGCGCCCTCCCCGTCAAGATCCTGGACATCAGCGCTGGCAACAGCATGACCGTCTCCTACAACGCAACCACCGGCGCAGCTACCTGGAATCGTCAAGGTTACGCGGCCCTTATCCAGCTCTAAGGACAGAACATGGCCAATATCGTACCGGCACAAATCCGGGTCAACCCGTCGTACGTGGTTCCCGAACTTCTCCTGCAGTATCAACAGGCATCGGGCGCGTTCGACACGATCGCAACGGGCGACCCGCTCGTGCGTCTCGGCGAGGGCGACCTGGCCGTCTACATCAAGCGCCTCGACGTCCGCACGCAAGTGCAGACCGGCCAGTTTGTGGCCAATGCGCTGCCGTCGTGCACGGTCGTGTACAACGAAATCAGCACGCCGACGTACATGATTCGTTCGCGCGCTGAATACGATCATCACGACACGGCTGCTCTCGGCCGCGTTGGCGCGTCGACCGTCGAAGCCCACCGCCTGGCAATGCGTCAGGGCACGTTCCAGCAACAACGGAACCTGCTGCTGTACGGCGCAAACCCGGCGAACGGCGAAGGCCTGCTGAACGCGAACGGCGCCACGGCACTGAACCTGCCGGCAGACCCGAACGGCAACACGACCATCTCGACGTACGACAACGGCGCGCTAGCGTTCTTCCTCGCACAGCAGATCGCGGCGATCAAGACGCGCACGATGACAGTTGGCGTCCCGGCCCGTTTCACGGTGCTGACGACCCAGCGCATCATGCAGGCGATCAGCTACTACGGCATCGTCCAACTCACGCAGTTCCAGCGTGAAGGCGCTGGTTCGAAGTCGATCCGCGGTCTCGTGGACGACGTCGCTGGCTGGAACAAGGACGAAATCACTTGGACCTGCGATGACACCCTCATCGGCAAGGGCGCAGGCGGCACCGACCTGATCATCATCTCCATGCCGGAGGTGAAGAAGAACCGCGTGAACAAGATCAACACGAACGTGTTTGCCGAACTCACGCCGGGTCTTGATGCTTGCTCGCTGCAACTCGTCGACCGCGCCGCTCCGACCGAAATCATTGCACCGCTTCCTGCCGGTGCCGTTGACGTTGTGTCGGAACTGCGTTCGACGTCGGGCTGGGCACCTCGTCCTGAAGCCATCACGCTCGTCAGCGCCGGCTTCTAAACGGTCAGCCCGCGGATAGGTTGCGCAACTGACACGCACGCCCCCTGTCGTGCTTCCGCGGGCACCATTACAGGGACTAACCAACAGGGAATACCATGCCGTTATTCGTCGCAAATCTCACCAAACACAACTTCCAGTTGCACTTCTGGACGGAGCGCACGCAGCGTCCGATCTTCGTCGAGATCCCGCCGGGACAACAAAAGAGCATCTACCCCGAGGGATCCCGGGCAGACCACGAAAGCATCGTGAACCAGCACAAGATGTACGGCATGTTGCCAGTGTCGGAAATCGACCGCGCCAAGGGATTCGTCGGGCAGTGCTATCAGTTCGACACGCCGATCCCGCTGGACCGGCTGTACACCACGATGACGAACAACGAGGACGTGCTGTACGACGAAGCCGCCGAGCGCCGCAAGGAAGCTGCCGCATCGTCGGACGATCTGATGCGCCGTGCCGCTCAGGAAACCGACTCGAAGATCGCGTCGTTCGAGGTCGAAATCGAAGAAGTGGATCAGAAAGGCGTCGAGTCGCAGGTCCACGAAGTCATCACAGTCGGCGACGAGAAGCCGCAACAATCCGAACGTCGTCGCGGTCGCCGCCGCACCTAAGAGGCAATATGTGCACGCCCTGCTTTCCTCCGCTTCCTGGCATGGGCGTGCTCGCCCCGTGGCAAACGCAGTCGGCTCCCAATGCGACTGATCTGTACACTTTCCTCACGACGGTGGCCGGCGTTCCGACTGCCGCGTTACCGTCGAACAGCCCTTACATCACGTGGGCGCTGAGCTACGCAGAGGAACAGACGCTGCGAGTGCTGTATGCCATCGGGCAGGACTACTACTGCTTCGGGGTCTATTGCCTTGCGACATCGTTCCTTCTGAACTGGTGTCCGGACCAATCTGGTCAGACTTTCTTCGCTGACGCGCGCTCGAGCATGAAGCTAACGAGCTTCACGCCGGGTGTCGTCAATTCCGCTGCGGACCAAGGAACGTCCGATTCCCTGCTGTCGCCCGACTTTCTGAAGGGCCTCACGCTCGGCCAGTTGCAGTCACTGAAGGACCCGTATGGGCGCCAGTGGTTGAGCATGCAGCAGGACCTCGGAAACATCTGGGGTATTAGCTAAGGCAAATCATGGCGGCAAAAGACTTCGGCGTTCCGATGGCGGAAGGCGGCGGAAGCTATTCGCCCGTTCACGTCGGCACCACGACTGCGCCGCCAGGACGCATCACATTGCATCTCGGCGTGATTGACGTTCCGTATGTAGACGGCGGATCGAAGGGAAAGAAAGGCAAGAAGAGCGCGGCCACGAAGACAACAGGCGAGGTCGCCGAGATCCTCGAAGAAAAGTACGGCGTGCTGGATACCTTCGCGTTCGCTCGCCTCCCCGATATCACCAAAGCACTGGAAGACTCTATCGCTGGCCAACTCGAAACCATGATGATGGGCGGCCACCC